TCTGGACCCTCGTGCCTTGGGACGCATCCGCCAAATCGCTAGCCTCCTTATCAAAGAGGTGGTCGGCGTGGTGGATCCCAGGGACCCAGCAACTTGTCTACCAAGACATGGAGCTGGAAGCGTCGCTAACGGCGATAGACCTCACGAAAAGCCTGTCTTTAAGACCTACTATCGTGAGTTGTGCAAAGAATTTCCTTTCGAGGAGTTCTTCGTATACAACCTATCCGCCGTGTGTGACGATCTTAGTCGCGTACTTCCGCTGCCTGAGCTCGATACCGGAACCGCAAAAGTGGTTCTCGTTCCGAAGGACAGCAGAGGACCTCGGTTGATATCGTGCGAACCCCCAGAGTACCAATGGATACAGCAAGGTCTAAGGAAATCGCTTGAAAAAGCAATCTCCGATAGCTGGCTGACGCGTGGAAAGGTCAATTTTAAAGACCAAACCATTAATCGCCACTTTGCCATGCTGGGTTCTAAAGGTGAACCCTGGGTTACGCTCGATATGAAGGACGCGAGTGATAGGGTAAGTTTGAGCCTAGTGAAGGCCCTCTTTCCCGAACCGTGGCTTAGCTGCTTGTCAGCAGCGCGTACCACGCACACTCGTCTCCCGTCGGGAGAAGTGCTCAAATTGAACAAGTTTGCTCCTATGGGTTCAGCATTATGCTTCCCAGTGGAGTCGCTTATATTTTGGGCACTCTCTATTGCAACCATAATTCATACACGCCAGATATCTGCTTCTCAGGCAATATCGCGGCTTTATGTGTATGGCGATGACTTGATCGTTCGTCTCGAAGACCAAGAGACCATACGACTATCTCTACCCAACTTTGGACTTAAGTTCAACGAAGGGAAGTGCTGCACGGCAGGCTCCTTTAGGGAGTCATGCGGATGCGACGCCTACAAAGGCGTTGATGTCACCCCTCTTCGTGTGAAGAGCGTGTGGAATCATCGTGATGGTATGTCCATTGTCTCTTACGTCGCACTTCACAATGCGGCGGTGGACAAAGGACTGTTCAACCTAGCTGATTATGTTTCGGGAGCAATTTCGAAGCATATACATATTCCCTACTCTGAGAGTCGGGATGTTGGATATGTCTGCTACGTTGACATCCGTAAAAGCGCCTTACAAGTTAAGGATTCTAGGAAGTACCTAAAGCGGCGTTACAACCGCGTTCAGCCTAACGGCGAACGGTACCAAACCTGGGAACTCTATACTTGGAAGGTCAGCACTCCTACTTACGTAGCGAGTGTACC